CCTCCAGATACCACGTCAACAAGGCCGCGCCACGGTCGTCCGTCAAAGGTGCGTACGTCATCCCAAACCGGGAAAGGCGGGAGTAAGCCGTCATTCTGTCGGGCGAGCAGTACGCTTGCGGGATAGGGTTCAAGTTCGACAGCGCAAACGGTGCGGAATCCGAGCAGCTCGCTTCCAAGTATGCCTCCACCAGCGCCCGCGAAAAGATGTAGCTCATTCACTCTCCCTCCTTTCTCGGCTCCCAGTAAACAGGCCATCCTTCATGGACGCAGGCTGCGCAGAACTTGTACTGCATTAGCTCATGTTTACAGTTCGAGCATCTCCTTCGCATAGGATGCACCCACACCCGGCATGCGGCCCGCTTCCGGCGGACGTCGCCGATAGCGTAGTACAGTTGAAATTCGTCCCTCAGGCCTCCGCGGAACCGGAGCGAAAGTTCCCGGTATTCCTTCTTGAACAACATTCGGGCGGTAAAACGGATGCGCTCAATCCTGTATTTAAGGGTCGCAATCGCTTTTCCATACTCAATAAAAGCTTTCTGTTCAGGCGTCAGTTTCATTTTTCTTTTATTTTGAATATAATATATTGGATGATATAAATAATCGAAAGTATGATTAAAACTGAAAATATTAAAATATCGAATAAATCAACAATTATCATCTTCGTTCTCTTTCTGTTTATGTTCCATTATTTTATCTAAAAAAAAATTAAAGGCCTTACGCATGAATATACCTTTGACTAAACATTTCCGCGGAATCCACCAGACCCTCCCCCGGTAACTGTACCCGACGGCGTTTTTGAACCCACTGTTCTGGCGTATGACCCGCCGTCTGGCCCTTTTCAGTTGGTAAAAAGTTTTCTGTTCAGGCGTCAGTTTCATGCGAGCCTCCTTTCTAAGATGTCTGCTTGCTCGTCAGTAAGGTACTTCCAAGACTGCGGCGGACGGGTCAGCCCAATGTCAGACAGCGGCACTGCGGTCGGCATCCTCACGGGGTCCTGGACGCCCCAGACATAGCAAGGCAGGTAATTCCGCAGGTGCTCTTCCGTCACGCAAGCATTCTTAATGGCCAATTCTAAAATCCCCTTTGGAGGATATAAATAAAGTGAAGCAGTGACAACTAAACGGCACTTGCCGATGATGGCCCGCATCCCGTCTTTCCCGGATTCGTAAAGCCACAGTGTTACGGAGTCGCCTTTTTTTAAGCGCGGTACGTTTTTCCGCAACTCCCATTTCTTTTCCCCGTCCATGATAAAACCGGAGAAAGGCCGCCTGACGGATAAGAGGATGTTAATCATTTCCGTCCTCCTTTCTGATCAAGCTCCCACGGCCATTGTTCCACGTCATCCGGCGTGGCTATCTCTGTATTTCCATTGCAATCCTCAAGATAGATTTTACAGCGGTCGGTATCTTTGCCAATGACGGTTAAAATATCGTCGTTAAAATCGAGTTTGAGATTGTCTCCCTGATGTATCCTTAGGAAAGGCGGGAATTTGGAAACGAATTCTTCGGCGGCTTTCCAAGCTTGATGCGACGACGCTAAAAAAGTTACCCATTCGCAGGATGAGCATCCAACACGGCCCAGCTCTCCAAATTTAAGTTCGTAGAAAAATTGCAAGAGTGTTCCGCACAGCGGGCATTTAATATTTTTCATTTAATATCTCCGTTAATCGTTAAAACCTTGAACTTAATAACCCATACCCACGGATTCATTTTAGACGATCCGGTTCCCTTTAATTTATCCCACAGGGAAAAGTAAGACATCCGGGCAAAAGCCAATCCATTGGATTTCCCTGAATAGTCCTTCCACAAACAGACATCCGTTTCTTCGTCGTGCCAGACGCTTTCAATGCCCTCCATCCGGGCATCCTGCGGTGTAATGTCTAACAGCCGCTCAATTCTTACTTCTATAATTTCCAATAAAATTCGGGCGGCCCAACGCGGCATGTGAATCGACGGAATGGAACACTTGAGGGCAACCTTTGACTTCCATCTTTTGGGAGATTTCATTGGTAAAAAAATGGTTTCCCTCACCCACAATCGATCACCCGCTTTTCCATAGGGGCATCTTACCCACGGATTAAAATCATCCGGGAAATCTCCTTCATCGTCTTTAGAGACGGCAAGCCATAAGCCGGGTTCTTCCTCAATGAAATCCTGAATCTCCCAGCCTCTTTCTTTCAGGTGCTCCGGGAAATTATTAAACCGGTTCAGGCCGCGCGTGCGGCGCGTCTGGTTCTTGTACTGGCCGGGCATGCTGTATTCCTGTAGTAACGCCCTGATCATGTCCTCGCTGAACAGAATGGGCCGTTCTTTCACATTGTTATTCATAGTTAGAAAGTTGTGGTTTTGTTTTATAATTCATAAGATTTATTGTCATTTTTTCTCCTTTAGCGGTTAAAGAGTATTTATTTTGGTAAGGCCAAGTTGAAAGGAGTTCGCAGGTAATGAGTTTTTCAAGAATAAGTTGTTTCGCTATTTTTTTCACTCGTTCTTGGTCGATGTAGATGGCATCAGATATTTTCTTTGGGGTTGTATAGCCTAATGCGATGGCCGCCAGTATGGCGGTTTTCCTGTAGGCGTTTTTCTGGTGTGGCAGATAATGACTAATATTTTTTGTGATGGTTAAGTAGGCTTGAAAAATGTTCATTGCACACGGCATTAAATGTTGAAAATGAATGATAAAAATTGTATCGCCGTGAGGACGTAAACACTACAGCACAATATCCAGAGCCAGAGCGGCCAGTAACCTCCCTGAAACAGGGCTTTTTCCATAGAATTTAATTCCTGTCTGGCTTCTCCGGGGGACATGGTGACGGAGGTTCCTTTGACAGCATGCCGTTTTCGGATGCCAAATTTGACAGCGACGCGACAACAGCTTCTAACGCCGTCGTCAAAAATCCACAGGCGGCTCAAGCGAAGTTTACAGGGGTGTATGTAGTATCTCATTTTTCCAGTTGTTTAGTGCGGGTTTATTTCGTCAAAAAATTGTTTAAGTTCTTCGGGGGTAACGGGAACGTCCGTTTCCTGAGGGGGAGGGATGGCAAGGTTGCGTTGTGGCGGCGGCTCGTTGGCCGGGGAATTTTTTGGTTTCCAGCGCGTGTCTTTCGCCCATAATTCCGCCTTGGTAAGCACATCAATGATGTCTTCGTAGAATTTTAGACGGGAGGCAGGACAGTAGTATTTGTTGTTGTGGCTGTCTCTTGTCTGGCCGCGTTTGTAGTAGCCGTTATAGTAAGCTTTTAATAGTTGCCAGTCCCTATCTCCGCATGTGATTGTTTGCTGGTATGCCTGCATGGCGGCGGCGTATTCTTTTTGGTTGAGGTCTTTGCTTTGCCAAGCATCCATAACGCAGGTGTTCCGCAAAAAGGCCCAGAATGCGAGCGGCGGCGTTTTGTTTTCCGATTTCACGGGGTGAGGCGGGGAACTGTTGTTTTCCGGACGGGGGGAAGGTTGCACGCCGGTATTGTTGGCCAGAGTTTGACGCTTTTTGTTGAGAATGGCTTGTTTGTCGTGGGGATAGCCGTAAATATGCAGGTCTTCCCCGACCATATTCCAAAGGGTGGATTTTTTTCGGAGAGTGGCGGGATCTACGTTCAGCGTTTTCCGGATTTCAGCAGGTTTCCAAGATGCGAAATTTTTAATGATTCCGTTGTTTTCCTGACTGGTGCAATATTGCAAAAGGGTTATCCAGATTCCGCGCTGGGATAGCCGCGCAGACTTAAATTCCCGGCTCTGGGTGTGATGATGCTGAACGGGCGAGTAGTTCACAGGGCAGGTCAGTTAATAGCTGATTCCGTGATGGTGGCGTCCAGATAACACGCGAGGATAAACAGCAAGTCTTTACCGCGCTGGGTAAGATGAATACTTCCGTCTGTTTGCTGTGCAATTCCCACATTGATCAGATGGGCAAAAAGCATACTGCCAAAAACAGGGTCTTCCTGATGCACTTCGGAATCAGCAAGGGAAGCGTAGTGCGTCAGTTGCTCTAATGTGTGAACAAGGCGTTTCCGGAGTTCCGTTTCCGGCAAGGAAAGCAGGTGCCGGCTGTATTTGGTGTCCAGATTGAGGATAAGGCGTTGATTTGCGTTCATGATTCCTCTGATTCATGGATTATTTTTTTGATGTAAGATCGGCTCCAGAAGCGTTTTCCGCGCTGGTCGCAAGGATTGTTTTTTACAAGTCGGGAGCATTGGGGATGGCGTTTGCGCTGGTTATAAAGCCATTGTTTAGAACAGCCGAATTCCTCGGTGATTTGATCCGTAGAAATGTAGTCATCCGGCGTAGGCGCCGCGACAGGGGAAGGGTTGGCGGCTGTGGAACGGAAGATGCTGGCCGCGCCAACGACAGCTAACTTGTCCCAGAGTTTCTCTGTGACGAGTTCAGCCAGAGCATTAAGTTCTTCCGGGGTCATAAATGGAAGGGCAGTTAAAAAATAAGGTTACTAAAACCTGCGATTATTTTTTATTGCCTGTTCCAGATTTAACTGATATTCTAGGTTACTAAAACCTTGTTCGATAAAAAAACAAATTTGTGCACTTTTCGAGCGATGTTCTTTTTCAGCTAATGCTTTCAGTTTGAAAAAAATATCATTGTTTAGTTTTACGGTAATCGACTTTTTTTCCTGAACGAGCGTTTCTAATTTCTGAGGCAATTTGTTCATAGTCTTCTGGTGTTAATTCAATATCACGGACGGCTTGTTCAACAAGGATTTCAAGCAGGCGAGACATGCTGATACCTTCACGCGCCGCCAAACGCTTAACTTGGTAGTAGCGTTCACGTGAGATGTATACAGCAAGACTTCGCTTTCTTGGATCGTGTTGGTTTGGCATCTGCTGGTTACTATAACCTGTAATCATTTGTCGTCAATTCGATTTTTGTAAAAAGATGATTTTGGAATATTTTTTCTGATTTTAAAAGTCCAGCCAAGGGCAGGTGAGGGTTTCCAAGGGTGTTTGCGGGTGTGTTTGAGCGTATGCTGTGACTGTTTGCTGATTGATGAGATTGACGGTATTGTTGTCAATGAGTTGCAGATGGGAAAATCCAGCGGCTTCTGCCTCTTCCGGGTTGTAAAAGCGTCTGTAATGTTGACCGTCTATATAGCTGATGATGTGGTCATAAAATTGCTGGCCGGATTGCATATAGCGTTTTTCCCCTTCAAAATGGAATGCTTTGACCAGAGGGGCAATACCGGCACTTTGTTTGGTGAGTTGGATGTGGTTGTCCCTACAGGCTTGATATGCAGCTTTGCTGAGCCAAGGGGTGTAGTAGAGTTCCCATGTGTGGGAGAAGCCATGAATGGGGGCATTTTGTGCAAATTTCCAGTCGAATGCTATATGTCCAAGGTATTTTTGGATTTGATGGTTTTGAATGTCCTCATTAAAGCATTTGCATTGGATGAGACGGACATGATTGTTTTTTATGGCAATGAGATCTACTCCTTTGTCTTGAAGGCTAGAAGTTGCACCACGGTAGAAAATGATATGCCCTTCTTTTTCCAGCAGGTAACCAATGTATTGTTCATAGGCCAGTCCTTGTTCTGTTTGTTTTTCTTCTATATATTGATTTATGTGGTTTAAAGAGGTTTGACAGGTTTGTTTGAGTTGTCCGATAATGTCGTTTTCCGGTGTACGCAGGAGAAGTCCGATTGTTTGGGATGTTGTTTCTCTTTCCTTTCTAAGATTTTCTAACCGTTCCGCTTTCTTTTTCTGTCGCTCCTGTTCTTCTTTCAGTTGTTTAAGGCACGGTTCTTCTTCAGCTTTTCTCCGAACCTTTTCTTTTTTCTCTTTGTAAATCACATATCCAATAGCGCATGAAGGGAGGATGATGGCAAAGGTCATAATCCAGTTTGTAGTTCTTTCGCGTTGTTTTTTTATGGCGTATTGCTTGCGTTTTTCGCGGAAGGCTTCAGGACAGTAAATTTTTTCACCGTCAGAGGTGGTGTAGTAACCGTTCCAGTCAACGTTGTTTGGGCCTATGTCTTCCAAGTCGCGTTCAAGCGAGGGAAAGGCGGCACAAGGGAGGGAGAGGAAGGCAAAGGAAATGATGATGAAACGAAGCATGCAGAACAGGAAGGTACGATGATGCGCAGATTTTGTCAAACAGGGCATCTTTGCAATTCCGCCAATCAGCTTCCAGAAAGAGTATGACCAAATATTTTCTCTTTTCAGGTTGGCAGGAGTGAAGGCCCCTGAGGGGGCTTTGCGAACGCCAAGCAGGCACGGAAGCGGGCAAGGCGCGACGATAGTTTTTGCGCGGTTTTCCAATGGATTTCTGCAAGGTTTCTGACGGATTTCTTCATGCTGTGTTTTTGCTGTATGTTGCCGTTGAGATTGTTATGATTTTCGGCATGCTCCGATATCAGGATTTATTAATTTATTCTATCCAATAAGAGAGCTTTTGGACGTTTGTAACGTGGTTGGCGCGAGCATGAGCCAACCGGATTTGATGCTCTCTCTTATGTTTTTTCTGGACTATTCTTGAAAAGGGGGGCCGATAAGACTCTATTTTTTCCTTTTCGTTCTGTGCTAAAGGTTCCCGCATGGAAATGTTGTTGCGAGCATTACGCGGTTTTTTCAGGCGTGTTCATTTATCCGGGCTGAATCAGGGTCAATTAACGGTCATGGTTGCTTTGGCTGACCGGGAACAAACTTGTATGGAGATCGTTACTCAAACCGGATATGACCGGAGCGCCGTCAGACAGATTCTTCAACGCCTGAGGCAACAGGGTGATGTTGTTTTGCGGCCTTACCGGTCGTCCGGTCATGGTCAAGTGGAATATATTTATACTCTGACGGAAAAAGGTTCTGATGCCCTGAAACAATGTCTTGAAGAGTTTGATGGACTGATGGCTTGCCTTGCCCGGAAGGATAATGTTGAAGCCTTGGGGAATGCCGGGGGGACGCAAGAAGAAGAGAATACCAAGCCAAAGAAGAGTGAGGCTTTACAGGATTTGATATAAGTTGTTGTAATGTAATTGATTGTTAGGAAATGTTAAGTGAGCGTGACCATATTTTTTGTGAGAAAGTGGCCTCCGGATTGATGGCGTATCAGGCTTATATTGAGGCAGGTTTTTGTTGCACCAGCAACGAATCCGCGCAGGCGGCGGCTTCCCGGAAGATGAAAGAGCCGGGAATCAAGGAAGAAATCAGGAAAATCCGTGAGCGTCTTTGTGATGAAAATTGCCTGACGTTGAAAGAAAAGAGGCTCAAGCTCGCGGAAATTGCGCGAGGAAAAGCGTTGTTTTCCGGTGATGAATCTTTGTTTGAGGTGCCTCCCTCCCATGCAGAGCGAATGAAGGCGATTGATTTGGATAACAAGATGATGGGTGATTATGCTCCGGAAAAGCAGGATGTGAGCATTCAAGGAATGTTTTTTGAAGATTTGTTTGAATATGGAGAGGGGAGAGAAACAGTATCAGGAGGTTCTGAACTTCTGGAAGGAAAGACTGAATAATCGGCTTTGGCGGCTGGAACATCTGTATTGGATCAAGAATGTTGACGGCATTGTTATTCCTTTCCGGCCAAATGAAGTACAGCGGAAGTTTCTTGAAAGGCAACATGGCCGCAACGCTATTTTGAAGGCTCGCCAGTTGGGCCTTTCTACGCTGGTAGGCGTGTTGATGGCTGATTTTGTATTCTGGAATGAGAATAAGACGGCGGCAATTATTGATTGGCGACTGCCGGAGGGTCAGAAAAAACTTCTGGGAGTGCGGTTTCAATGGGAGCATCTGGATTATGTGCCGGAAGGGGCTGAGCGTGAACGGCGCATTATTGCGTGGCTGATGCGTGAGAAGAAGAGGCGTTTGGGAACGGTCAAGAAGGATGGGTCTATTGTGCCGGTGACAGCTACAGCTAATAAGCTGGCGTTCCGGAACGGGTCTGTGATTTATACGGATAATACATTCCGCGGAGGGACAACACAGTTTATGCACGTTTCCGAACTGGCCAAAATGGCCAAGCGGTTCCCGGACAGGGCAAGGGAAGTGGTGAACGGCGGGTTTGAGTCCGTGCCGACTAACGGAACAATTATTGTAGAAAGCACGCACGAAGGCGGCAGGAGCGGCGTGAATTACAATTTGATGAAGACTGCCATGTCAAAACGGGGGAAGCCTCTTCTCCCGGTGGATTGGCGGTTTTTCTTTTTTCCGTGGTACGAGGAAAGCCGTTACCAGTTGGATGTGCCGGAAGGGTATGTATTCAGGGATGAGACCATTGAATATTTCACCCGGATGAAAGAGGTTTATGGCGTGGATGTGCCGGAATCCGCGCGGTTGTGGTGGGAATGGAAGAACGGGCAGTCTGATTTCAACATGGGGGAAGAGTACCCTACTGTGCCGGATGAGGCTTTTGACGCGATTGGGGACGATGCTATTTATTGCGCTCAATTCCGGAAGCTGCGCCGCGATAACCGTATTGGATGCCGGTTTGTGGTGCATTCTTATGCTCCTGTTTATTGCACCTGGGATATTGGCGTTGCTGACCACATGGCAACGGTGTTTTTCCAGAAGGTGGGAGGGGAAACCCGCATTATTGGCGGGATTCAGGCCAAGAAGTCATGCGTGCTGGATATGCTGGCAAGGGTCAGGGATTTTGAGCAGACGCATGGGTTTAAGGTGTTTCGCCATTTGCTTCCCCATGACGGCGGGCATCATTCCACTAATGACCGAAAGACGAATCAACAGACTTTGGAAGAAAACGGATGCCGGGATGTCAGACTGGTTCCGAAGACGGGAAGCGTCTGGCTGTCCATCGGCGAAGTGCGTTCTTTTCTCCCTTCCACGGTCTGGCATGAACGATGCGGCGAAAGAATTGAGGATGGCAGTGAGGAAGGGCTTCCGGGATTACTGGATTGCATGGAAAGCTATCATGTGGATCAGAACGGGAAGATTGATCATGATGATTGTTCCCATTTTGCAGACGCTTTCCGGATGTTTATTGAGGCCGCCTGTCACGGTTTGATTGAGGGGTTTGAAAGTTCCATCGTCGGCATGGAATGCCTGGGAACCGCGTCCTGTTACGATGCCGGCGTTGCGGATATGCCCTGATATAAGGGGGGATGTCCGGCATGGGTGTGACAACTTCACCCACTCTTTTTTGCTGATGTGCTGTCATGGTGCGCGTATGGGAAAGATTTTTAGTCCAAAAGCGGCTCCGATTCCTCAACAGAAAGAAGTGGTCAAGGAGCCGGAAATCATTGATACGAGCGAAACGGCGGAAAACACCGTTAAGGCCCGCGCCCGAAAGCGTTATGGATTTGATAAAACTTTCACGGCAAAAGGGAATGGCAGTTCCGTTTTTGGTCAGTCTTCCGGAGCCAGTTACCGGAAGACGCTGGGTTAATCAGTTCAGGGGTTAAGTTATGGACGGGGAAGAAGTCATTTCGCTATATAACAATTTGGAGAGGGAAAAGCAGGATGCGGCAAGCTGGGCCTCAGAATTGAAGAAGTTTGTTTATCCTTTTTCCCCTACCGGGTTGCCCAGCAATTTTTCCTTTCTGGGCGTCGGTTTGAAAAACCTGCATGATTCTACGGCTGTACGGGCCAATCAACGGCTTGCGGCGGCGCATCAGAGTTTTTTGAGCGATCCCGGAAAGCTCTGGTTCAGTTTTGAGCCTTCCGCCGCTCTTGGTTCAGCGGTGCAAAAGAGCGGCCCGGTGAAGAAGTGGCTGAGAGATTGCGCGGAAAGGACGTATCAGGCATTGGCCGAAAGCAATTTTTATACGGTCAACCATCAGGCGTTGCTGGACAGATGCGGGTTTGGCACGGGGAGTTATTACGGCGGCATCAGCAATGAAAACAGGCTGATGTTTGCCTATGTCCCTTTTGATTCTTTCGTTTTCGCGGAGGATGAGCAGGGCATGCCGAATTTGTTGATACGGAAGTTTGAATGGAATGCCGTTCAGGCGGCCCGCTGGCTTGGCGGCGCGGGGAAGCTGAACCAGCCAATGAAGGATGCCTACAGGGATGAAACAGAGCGCATCAAAAAGAAATTTACCATTCTCCATGCCGTAGGAAGAAAGGAAAATTATGATCCATTAACAGAGAAGGAATATTTTTCTTTTTACGTAGAGAAGGGGAACAAGGACATTCTGGAAGAGGGCGGGTTTGACGAATTCCCTTACATGGTTTCCCGTTTTTTGAAATGGGTTGGTCCGTGGGGATTAGCCCCGGCCCGGCTGTGCTGGTCTAATATCCTGTCTTTGCAGTATAGCCGAAGGATTACCCGGACGCTGGGAGAACTGAAGGCTTTTCCCCGTCTTAAGATTTCGAAAGATCTTGTGGGCCGCGTGAGTTTGAGGCCGGGCGGCCAGACTGTCGTCGGTCAAGGGGATGCTGCTTTACCGGCTGAGTGGGGTACGGTGGGCGATTATCGGGAAGTGATGAATGAAATGGAAATGGATCGTCAGGAAGTGCGGTCTGCTTTTTATCTGGATATGCTTGATTTGTTCGGCGCGCAAACAGGCCAAATGACTGCAACGGAGGTGAACGCCCGGCTGGAAGAAAGGCTGTTGGCGTTCAGCCCTACGTTCTGCCAGCACCTGAATGATTTTCGGCCTATGATGCTGAGGATTTTCCGTCTGATGCTGGATGCCCGGCTGTTTGATCCGAATATACCTTCTGAGTTGATGAGGCCTAACGGGAAGGGAGGGCAGGAATTTAATCCCAAGGCTTTGCCTGATGTCGTTTACAATTCCAAGTTCGCCCAACTAATGAAGCAGGTTCAGCTTTCCGGGCTTGTCGGGTCTCAGGATACTATTGCCAATATGGCCAAGTTTGACCCCGGCGTGATTGCCCGGTTTGATTTTGATTTTGCGGCTCAGGAAGTTGTGCGCGGCATGGGCGTGCCGGAAAGTTTTATCAGGAACGATAAGGAAAAGATGGAGGCTTTGCAGGAAATGCAGGAGAGGATGATGATGGCGCAACCTCCTGCCGGAGAGGGATAACAATTAACAGTTTTTGATAATGAATGATCCTTTTGAGTTCGACGAAGAAGAGGAATTAGAAAAGCAGAAGAAGCTGTTGAGTGATGCTTTCGGCAAGCTGGACAGGGCTTCCATGAAGGCTTTGGAAGAGTGGTTCCGTGGGGAATTCGGCATTCATCAGGCGGCTTTCCGCGTTTTTAACGGTGAATGGAATCCGCTGGACGCCATGAGGCAGGATGCTTTCCGGCTGGTCTGGAACAGCATGGTCGTGAGCTGGAAGAAAGTCCACGAACCGGGCAATACGGAAGAAGTATCATATTTTAACGATTAACAATCAATTTTTTCTATGAGCGAAACACAAGAAAACAATAATGATGGGGCTGTGACTGTACAGCCGGTTTTGGGAAATGACGGTCATTCCAATGCGCCTTCAACACAGGGAACCGGTGCGCCTTCGCCTTCGACTCCCTCCGGCGGCATTTCCTCCCCTCCGGTTCAGGGAACCGGCGATTTAATGCCTCCTGCCGGTGGCGATGCTTTTCCGGATTTGGCGGATTACGCTACCGGGCTGTTTGAGGGGGTGGAGCCTGAGAGTCTGGATTACAAGCTTTTTGAACGCGCCCGCGTGGCGGCTCATAAGGCGGGGATTCCTCAGGATGCCCTGTCTTCCGTGATGGGTGATGTCCGGACGTTCATCAATGAGACGGAAGCGCAGATTGAACAGGCGCGGATAGATGCCAGTAATGAGCAGTTAAAGCAGTTACAGCAGACTTACGGAAGCAAGTTTCAGTCTGTGATGGAGGCCTGCAATAATACGCTCAGCAATTTAGCCGTAGAGTTCGGAGTAGATGCCAGCGTGTTCAATCTTCCGGAAATCCGGAATAATCCGGAGGTAGTGAAGTTTTTTTACGGCCTTTCCCAGCGGATGAAAGAAGCCGGGTTTGCCCATGTGAATCAAATGGCTTCCATTGCTACTGCGGAACAGGAGCTTGAATCCATTTACAATGGCACGCATGAGTTGAGCAAGGCTTATATGGACAGTACGCATCCGGATTGGAAGAGGGCGCAGACGCGCGTGAATGAGCTGACCCGGATGACGATGCAGGGGTAATTTCAGTTAACAGTTAATAGTTTTTATTGGTATGGCGACGGGCGCGACAGGGTTTCAGGGGTTCATGCGCGATCATGCGAAGGAGTTTTCCTTGTTTGGCAATGGCGTGAGTTTGGCCGGTGGGGCCTTGTCCGCCCTGAACCAGTATCAGGCCGGGAAAGCTCAGAAAGCGGCAGGACTGGCAACGGCGGATAATATGCGGCGGGAGGCTCAAGGAGCGTATGAGTCCGCGCTGGCGGATGAATATTTGCAAAGGATGAACCAGAATGCTGACGCGAGCACGGCGCGGGCGGCTCAGGCGGCATCCGGTTTCATGTCCACCGGAACCGGCAATATGAATGAATTAACGCTGATGAAGCAGTATGAGCATGGCATTGCTCAGGCGGCTACTCAGCGGGAGAACCAGCGCAGGAGTGCGCTGTATCAGGCTGATTTGGCAGAGTGGCAGGCGAGACAGGCCGCGCGGGCCTCCAAGCGCGGGGCTTTGGGGACGATTTTAGGGGCAGTAGCCGGAACGGCTCTTTCTTTAACCGGTTTCGGCATGGCGGCAGTTCCGGCCATGAAGGCCGGGCAGGTGTTGAGCAGGTAACGACGAATAGTTAATCAGAAGAGAGTTATGAAAGTTGGTCTGATGGGAGATAACGGGTTCCGGGCTGGGCATGTGAATGGGAATGCGGCCGCGGCTCCGGCGCTTGCTACAGCCGAAGTATTTGGACAGGCGGCTAAAATTGGGCGGGCGGTGGATGATTTGGGGCAGGATTTGATGCACAAGGAGAATGTTTTGCGGGATGATGAGAGTTTCCGGATGGGACTCACTAACGCCCGCGGATTGATTGCCTCCGCTGAACAGGATATTGACAATGGAGCGGATTGGGAAGAAACGCTTGCCAAGAAGCGCGAGTTGGTGGATGAACCGGAGTTTATGACTCCGGATGCGGCTGTACGTTACCGCGCCGCCATTGAGGATTTGTTTCAGCGCGGGGGGGAGGCGTTGCAGGATAGACAGCGGAGAGTGAGCGCGAAGAGGGCCAGGGCGGCTTTTTCCGCAGATTGGGCCGCCGCCGTGGAAAGCGGAGATATGGAACGCGTTCAATCCGTGCTGAATTCCGGGGTGGGCGTGTATGTGGACGGCATGAAGGCATCAAGGATGCTGGCTTCCGCAAAGAAACAGATTGGCGCGTTAAAGGCGGCCAGGGATTTTGACGAGAATCCCGACCAGTTGGCGGCGGATTTGATTGACGGGAAATATCAGGGCGTTTTGTCCAATACGGCTATTGCCTCTTATGGCCGTTTGTTGCAGGGGCAGTCCGGGGTTCCTACGACTGTCAGCTTGTATGATGTTACCGGCATGCCGCTGGGAGAAGGGGGCCGGAAGCTTTATGACCGTGTTTTGCTGGATGAACCGTTTGAGGATGCTGGAGAGGGCGGGGGAATGGTTGAAAGAGAAGGAGTTCATGAGCAGGCTGGGAGTGTTGCCAATGGTTTTTTCTCTTCCGGCGGAATCAAGAAAAAGAAGCCGGAGTTCCGTAGCGGCGTGGCTGATCCGGTGGTGGATTTAATGAGGATCAGGGCGGCTGAGGGACAGTTGCCGACAACGGAAGAGATTGGAGTAACCAGCATGAATGAGGTGTTGGCGGCGGATGTGAGCGGACTGGTGAAGGATGGCGGCGTGGGGTCTCCGTCGTATATGATGTATCTGGGAGAGTTGAAGCGGAGGTGGAAGGAACATGGAGTAAGTAATGATTTTCAGGAAGCTATGGAATCCACTCTTGAAAATCGCGTGCTGTCCATGCAGGGACAGAAGACGGACAGGATCAGTTTTAATGTGGATGACGTTGTGAGAACGATGGAAGGAACGGGGGAGTTTGTTACTGCGGACGCTCTTAAGAATTTGGAGTGGCATCGTGAGGCATTGAGGGAATTTGAGATTGAGAAGGCGGGTTTTGCCGGAACTGGCGATAAAAAGAGAGAGATGGCACGGCGTGAGAGCGGGTTGGAACTTAATGTGGAGCGTTGGAAGAAGGAAGCGGAGATTCAGAGTAAAAGGAATTCAATGGAGATGCGCAGGTGGGTATTTGAGTGGCAGGCGGCGCATCCGGGCGAGAAAAGTTCTGTGAAGTTTGTGACCGCCATGAAGGAAAAGATGTATCAATTAACAGGAAGACATGCTTCTACGCTGGATTTTCTGCTCCGGCAAAATGGAGAACATGCGGATTCCGTGAAAGATGATGATACGGATTTCGTGCGGCGCAATGAGGCCAGAAAGGGATTGGATGATTTGAGGAAGAAGGCTCTTGCCTTGCCAAAACCGGATGAAAGTCTGAGCGTGAGGACGAAGGCAATGAATATTCCCGTAGCGGATGTGCGGGATGCTCATGTGAAAGAGGTATGGAATGATGAGTGTTTTATTGTCGGAGAAGATCATCTGTCACGCTATCCGCAGTTGAGGGAACAGTATGTGCCGGATGTGAGTTTTGAGCTTGCGGATGGCCGGATTTATCGTCCGCAGAAGGTTGCCGTGGTTCCGGGCAGCGCGTTTGGTTTTTCCCGGAGGGCCGCTATTGCGTTGCGGCTGGTTCCCGGGTGCAAGTTCAAAGCGGCAGTCCGGTTTGATTTTCCGGATGCGGAAAGAGCCGGCAAGGAAGGCCGCAAGAGGCTTTTTGAACATGGTATTCAGGGGATGGAAGAGAAGATTTCCGGATTGCTTGAAAAGGGTAATATTGATTTGACGAATCGTCCGGTTGTGAAGAACAGGGATGGGTCTATTAGCACCGTGCGTTCCATATCTATTGGCATGGATGGAAAGGAATATTTGATTCCTACGGTGTCTGATGACGGTTCCATTCTTTCTGATGATGAGGCTGTAGAGATGTTTAAGAGGACAGGCAGGCATTTAGGCGTGTTCCGGTCTCCACAATCCGCAACGGATTATGCCAAGAAGTTACATGAAGAACAGGCTCGCGCCTATGTACGTTAATTTGAATTATTTAATAGATTTATGAATATTGCATTGAATGTGAATGGGCAGAAAGAGTTGAACAGAATGAATGTTCCGGATGAATCCGGGCATGTGGATTTGAGACCTCCGATTGTGAACAGGCCGCAGGCGGGGCCGGAAATGCAACTGAACGTTCTGGATGATGAACAGGCCGGGAATGTGGCGGTTGCCGTGGAAGATGAGGGGCGGAGCTGGGAACCGGGGCAGGTTATTACGAATGATCGGCAATACCGGTCCGTTATGGCGGATTTTAATTTGATGTCCGTAGACAGTCCGGATTATGACAGAGTGAGGCAGTCTTTAGATGAATACTGGGACAGGAGAGGATTGGGGAACGGCCATGTCGCGGAGGCGGCGGATGTCAGGCGAGGACGGGCTTATCAGCTGATGGCGGAGCTGGGAGACGGCTCGGAGTTGGATCAGGAACAGGTGAATGAGGTGGAACGCACGCTTGGGAAGGGTGTGGTGGATTTTTATAAGGGATTAAGTCAGGAAGAGAAGGATGAGGTGCTTGTGGATGGTTTTGTTCAGTCTTTCGTAGGTGGCGCACCCGCTTTGAGCCGCGTATATCTGGCTGAACGGCTGGGACTGGACACGGATGAGGCTTCTGTTATGGCGGCGGAGTTGCGCCGTCAGGCCGGAGTTGGCCGCGCCAGAAGGGAACAGGTGAAGAAGGACATGGGGGAAGTATGGGGGGAAATGGTGACGGCAACGGGAAGCGGGAAGGAGTTTTCTTTAGATCCCCGTGATCATCAGGGGCGTAGTCCGGAGTTTCTGGCGGGCGCGGCCAGTCTGGCGGATAGCCAACGAATGGCGGCGGCTTTCATTAAGGACATGGTTTACGGTGAAGACGGAAGGAGCCCTCGCGCTCAGGGGATGCAGACGGGGATTGACGGGTTAAGGACGTATGGTTATTCCAAATATGAGGAAGGACGCTGGGTTGTGGAACTGGCGAATTTGCACCGGAGGAATGAACAGGCGTATGAATTGGCTGTCAGCGCGATTGCCGGGCTGGTGGATTATCAGAAGGGAAATGAATCTGCTTTTTCCCGGATGCTGAATAATTTTTCCGGAATGGCGGTTGAAGGGCTGGTTCATGGCCCTTCCCGCTGGCTTGAATCCGGAGTGATGGATTTTTTACAGAGTGCCGGGCTGGTTCAGCGCGGGGAAGAGAAGTTTGACGATCCTCTTTGGATTCAGCGGGTGAATAAGGTGGCGCAGGATATTCAACAGGTGAGGATGGAGCAGTATAAAGCACGTTCTTCTCATGGGCTGGTGAATTTTCTGGAAGAGGCTTCCGGCGTTTTTGGTGGAGCTGTACCGTTTATTATGACGAGCGGGTTGGGGTCTTTGCTGGAAGCGGAAGATACGGCGGAAACCGGTTATCTGGCTAAGGGTGTGGATGGTTTGACGGCAAGAAACGCGGCTTATGGAGAAGGCATAGGAATGTGGGCGGCCAATATCTGGGGGCTGGGGAAAGGCGGGAAGCTGGTTGGAAAAGCTTATGACAAGCTGATGAATTGGGCCGGGCGGAAAACCGGCATGAAGGGGCTTTTGGGCCGCGCTTTGGAGACAGACCGGTTCTGGGGACGCGGGCCGCTTTTTGTTGGTCTGGAAGGGGGAGTGTTGCATGCTCAGACAGTTATTGAGCCTTACGCACGTTCCGTGGCTTCCAATATGTTTTCCTGGGGAAATGGGAAGAGCTGGGATGAAGCGGATGCGGAGGCCCGTGAGGCGATGACATGGAGGAATTTTCTGGTGGCCCTTCCCATGTCCCTGTTGCTGGGGTATGGGCGGTATGCCAAGAATAGCCCGTTCCGGGCGGCGGCTATTGCTGATGAACGTATCCGGGGCATTAAGGCTGAGTGCGCGGAGTGTCCGGAGACGATGAAGGGGTTACATTTTACGGATGAAGAAATTAAAATGATTCTCAATACGGAGAATGACAGGGATAAAATCAGGCTGTTTGATTTGACGCTTCACAGGAAGATTGAAGGGAAGGTGGCAGAAACCGTTGGGGAACCCATAGGTATGCTGATGACTCCGGATGTGCCGCTGGTGAAGTCCCTGATGGAAGAGAGGATTCTTCCCCGTGCGGAGGTGGTGAACGGGAAACTGCGCGTTTATGATGTGGAAACAACACTAGGAGCTGTGACGTGGGATAAGGATGGAAATCCGGTTCAGGGGGTGAATGGCGGCAAGTTGGAAACGGTGATTGGCGGTTTGGAAGGAAGAGAAGGTGCGGATAGAGGGAAGGAAAACGGGAAAGAGTTTGTAGAAATGGATTTGGAGACAGGAAACAGGTTCTTAACGGCGAAGGTACAGGAATGGGCTGTGAATCAGGATTTTACCTTGAAAAATGCGGCGTTGAATGATGCGTCCGTAGATTATTTTGCGGAGAGGTGCGGCGTGGATTTCAGGAAAGAGGGTACGGCTATGTCTTACCGGGTTTTGAAAAGGATGGCTGATGATGCCCTGATGCGCATTGCGGAAAGGAGCCGGAAAAAGGAATGGAGCAGGGATGACCAGAATGCCCACGAAGAAGATGTTGTTTTGGCCGTTTTACCGAATAATTTCCGCGACCGCGTGGAGATTGCCTTGAAACGCGGAGAACTGGCGCGCGGAGAGGGGTTTTCCGGAGAGGTAACGGAAGAAGAAATTGCGGCTGTGGCGGAACGGGAAGGGGTGCATACCCCCGCTTTTAATTATGAGCTGGAAATGGGGAAGAAGGTGATCCGGTATTATGAGGGTGAGGTTACGTTTCTGGATCTGGTGGAGGAAATGGCGGAATTGTATGTGAAGGGGGAAATGAAGGCCGGCAGGGAATTGACGTGGTTTTCCCGGAATCTGCTGGATACTCAGAAGGCTTTCAAGGATCAGGGGGTGAATAATTGGAAATTGGTGGATGAGAGCTTTTTTGATGATGGGGCGGATGCCGGAAAGAGGGAGAAGGCTGTGATTGAAGGGATGAGCAAGCTGATGCAGGCGGTGTTTATGGGCGAGTACCGGAAGAAGGCTTTGCCTGCGCCCGTGAAGCGTTTTTTGGAGGTGATGGAGGCTTTGATCAGGAAGGTCGCGGATATGGTCGGTCTGGCCGGGGCATTCCGGAAGGCGGTGGATTCAGGAACCGTGAAAGGCGATTTTGCGTCTTTCGTGTATGATGCCGTGGGAGCGGATTTCGCTCAGAGCCGAAGCGAGCTGACGAGAAAGAAATTTGAAAATCAGTTGAAAGAATTGAAGGAGAAGCCGGAACGGCTTTTGCAGGATTATGGTTTTCATTTGATGTACGCGGAAAGGTATGGTTTGGAGAATTACCGCCAGCAGGTGATGGATGATTTGCTTGCGAATGATAAGGAACAGCGAGAAAGGGAGTTTGCTCAGGCCGGAGTAGATTTTTTCCAGCTAATGAAGGGGGCAACTTTGGAGGAAGCAAAAACGGTTTTGTCTTTTGTTAAAGAGGGCAGGAGAGAAACCGCTTCTTTTTCCGTAGCGGATAAGCTGGATGAAATGGGGAAGGATGCCGGGAAACGGAAGGTGATGGATTTTGTGGATATGGTGGTTTCCAGCAATGTTTCAAATAAAACAGAATTAGGGGTTGTAGAATACAGGAATGTCACAGCGCAGGAGATTGCTGATATTAAAGCAGGTCTGGGGATTGATGTGACGGGTATGGTTCATGAATTTACTGCGGGCGGTATTGTTCATGCACTGAAAAAACATAGTCATGATTCCAGTGCACGGAAAGGTCAGTTAGATTTAACGAAGGAGGATATTAAGTTAGCCCTTGATGTCCTGGATAGTTATGACCGGATGGAATTCAAACCGAAAGGACGGAATCAATCTTCTGTCATTTATGTGAAGCAGTATCCGCATGGAGAGATTCATACGGTGGAACAGGTGATTGAAACAACGGGCAGGCGTTACAGTAAAAAGCCCAGACTGACGTTTAAGACAGCCTGGGTCAAATCGACGTCCTCCGGAACCGGACCCGGAATAGAAGGGGTTTATACTCCCCAACGCCGCAAAAACAGTATGGCAAATGAAGGGGAAAATGTCAATTCTGTCGCGGAAGCACAGGAACAAGGGCTGTTTCGGGACGGCCATTTTGAGGCGGATAACGCTGTGATCACGGAACCGGGCGTGACGTTCTCCATTACAGCCCTGCATGCTTCCCCGCATTCTTTCCGGAAGTTTTCTACGGATTTCATGGGTAAAGGAGAAGGAGCGCAGGCGTATGGCTGGGGGTTGTATTTTGCCACTAATCCGAAGGTGAACCGGCATTATCTGGACCAGTTTAAAACAGTTCTGAGCCCCCCCACATTGAGGTTTCGGGATATGGATAGCCGGGATATGAACACTTGGGCTAAAGTTTTTACTGATTATTTCCTCGCAGATAATAGCGAGTGGGACCCGGAGATTGTTCGCAAAGAAATTGCTTCTTACTTTAAACCGAGCCATATTCATCATTTTGCGAATCAAGAAAATTTAAAGAGGGTATCACAGAATATTGTCAACAATACCAATCTTGTATTTCCAGAGGAAAGTTCCCGCAGCGACAGCGTAAAAATCGGATTGGAATTTAATCAATGGCTTCTTGATCATCTGGACGAGATAGAGATCAGGCCGGGCATGTCTTCCTCTTCCAATTACAAGGTAGAGTTGAATGTGGATGATTCTGTTCTTCTGGATTGGGACAGGCCGTTTTCCGAACAGAGCGAGACGGTGAAGGAGGCGTTGGCCGGGGAGTTGGCGCAACGGGTCGGGTGTACGAAGGAGGTTGCGCTTGAGTCTTTGTTGATGGAGGGCCGTCGGTTTACCGGGCAGCAGATTTATGTTGGCCTTTGCGAAGGTTTTGCGAGGGATTGGGAAAAGGGAATGAAGAAGGCTTCTCTTGCCCTGCGGAAGTTTGGCATTAAGGGCATCAGGTACGCAGACGGCTATACCCGCGGGAAAGCGGAGGAAGAGCAGACGTATAATTACGTGATTTTTGACGGCAACGATATTAAGATTACAGCGTTTGCGGATGAGAGCACCGGGGGAGAGTGGGCGGATTATGTGGATGGGTCGGCAACGTTTTCCGTGAGGGAAGATCTTCTTGGAGATATGAAACGCCAAATGGAGAAGACCCGGAGTGATGCCGTGCGTGAGTATTGGAGACATGTTACAGAGCGGGTAGAAAAAGAAGGCCGTGCGCTGGACGCTTTGTTCAGGGGCCGCGAAGCTGGTACGAATGATGTCCGGGTGAAGATTGCGGAGGCGCGGAGTATTATGAAGGTTGCTGTCTCCACACTACCGGAGAAGGTGCGCGGTAAACTTGCGGGGCAGGAAAAGTTGCTGGATTATTTGATGTCCGCATTGGAGACAGGGCGTTTTTCCGCTACGGATGCCCTGACGGAAAAACAGCTTGCGGCGGCTAACCGGAAGATGGAACTGCATCCGGAGTTTTTTGATGATCTGGTAGGTAAGACCGTGGAAAGCCTGTTGCCGAAGGTGTACCAGCGGTGCGGAGAGGTTATTGATTTGTATGTGCGCGATGAGTTGTTCCGGGAAGTGAGAAGTATGATTTCCGAACATGAAGCGGTGATTGACGAGAAGACGCGGAAATTCAAGGTGAGCCGTCTGGGGGCCGCTCCTACGGAGTTTTTACGGCGGGTAATTAAACCTGCGGTATATGCAACGGGGAGAGATGTTCAGGAGAGGGTGAATGAGCTGAGCGGCAGGATTGCGGCGATTGAAGAGAAATTGAGGACGGATAAGTTCTGGAATGGAGAATTGGGTACTGACGGCTCAGAAGCGGAAGGCGGCCTGTTGATGGAAAAGCAGAGACTTTGCGGGGAATTGAATTGGTGGATTAAATATTCTGCCGCAGGTTCAGCGGATGTGAATAGAATGTTGGATATTCATGAGGCGGTGGGTTCATTTATCAGCCGTAGCGCGGAGGTTTGGCAGGTGCATTTACAAGAGAAGGTGGACGGCTGGAAGAATGATGGGGCCGCCCTGATGGAAGAACTGCCGAAGGCTGTGAATCAGAAGAGCCTTCATCAGGCCCAAATGGAAGTGAGTGATTTGGGGGTGGATAGTGAGACCGGACGAGCGAAGCGCGGGGTGATGGTGGGATGGCTGGATAATCCGGTCAGGTTTTTGCAACGGCTCTGCGATGGACCGGGAAAACAGTTCTTTTCCCGCTTCAAGAAGGAATTTATTGGGGCGACTGACCGGGCGCAATCTATTCGCGCAGAGGAAGTGGATAAGATGAACGGTGTGTTGAAACGTCTGCTGAATACGAAGTCTGACAGAAAGGTGAACGAGTTTTTGAGTATGTGGAGCACTCCGGAAGATTTGGGGTTGTCTCTGTCAGAAAGGGGAGTAAAGAAGACGAAACTGACGATTGACCAGACAGCAAAGCTTTTGGAAAGGCGAGAAAAGAATCCTTGGTGGGGTGTGGATATGTATTCCCAGAAGGCGATTGATTTGCTGAGGGAAGAGTATGAAGCATGGGGACGCGGCGAGAATCGGGCGCGGAAATGGTTTGAAGTGGAAGAATGGTACGATATGGCACCTCAGCCCATGCCGAAGCTGAGCCGGGATCAGGCCCTTTTTGTGCTGATGTGCATGGATCAACCGAACGTGTTTTATTCCAAGATGGATGATTTTGTCCCTCCGTTGCGGAGACGCGGATGGACGGATGAACATAAGGCTAAGCTTGAAGAGTTTATAGGCCCGGTAGGGATGGCCTTGAAGAGTGTCCTTTTTGAAGAGTACGCCCTTGTGGGCGATAAAATCAGGCCGCTTTACGAAGACCGCTACGGGGTGCCTTTCAGTAAACGCCGGAATTATTCTCCGCTCCGCTGGATGGTTGCGGAGACGCAGGAAGATAGTGAACTGGCTTCCATTCTTGGGGATGACGGCACAATAGCCGTAGGCAGGTCTGACGGTTTTCTTTCCACCCGTATTTTTGATCATAAGAGGTATCTGGACACTACTCAGGGTGCGCTTGCTTTGTTCTGGAAGCATCATGCGAATGCTGTTAATTGGGTCTGCACTCAGGAGATTGTGGAGAGGTATCAAGGGATTTTGAGTGATTCCAAGGTTGCCCAAAAGCTGATGACCAATATCGGGGGGCTGGATTACCGCGGTTTTCAGGCATTGATTAACCGGCTGGAACACGGCGGCAGGGATGCCGTAGCCGAATTGGATGCGGCTGAGAGGATGAAGAACGAGATCATGAATGCCCGCGCTCTTTCCGTGATTCTTGGGCAGGTGACGAGTTATCTTAAACAGACGACGGCGGTATTTAATGCTTTGCATGGATGCGATTTGAGTATTTCAGATTGGGTTCATGGTCTGGCCCGTGTGGTAAGCGGGAAGTCTGTTCTGAGCGTTCAGGAGTTGTTTTCTTCCGATTTGTTTCAGGCACGGAAGGATGGGTTTATGTATTCAGTCCTTTTGGGGTACAAGAAACAACTTGGGGGACGTGTCGGTTTTCTGGAAGAGGTTACAAACCAGTCTGGGAAGATTTTTGGTTTGTTGGATTCCGGTAGCAATGCGGTAAGTTTTGCCGCGGCTTTTGACCATTATTTCAGGCAGGGCGTAGAGCAGGGCATGACGAAGCCGGAAGCGATGGAATATGCACGGGATGTTATTGAGGAAGGGTTATCTACGGCTCAGCCTATTAACTGGATTCAAATGCCGAAGATGCTCGAAAAGACGAAGGGGATTTTTTCTGCGGAATGGTTTTTGATGTCGGAAACTCTTCAACGGAGTGCTACGGTGATTCATTATTTAACACGCGGGAATATGAGGCTGGCGGTGCGTAGCTGGCTTATTCAGGGGGTTGCTATGCAGGCTCTTGGGTATTTGATTAATAATGTCATGAGACCGGGGGGCGATGATGACGAGAAGAAGAATCCTTTGAATTATCTGCCGGGAATTGTGCTGGGGCCGCTGAATGGGGTACCTTTATTGGGGAATTTGACGGATTCCGCCGTTGATACGGTATGCGGCTGGTTGGGATTGAAGATGCAGAATCAGACGGCAGTAATGGGGTCTCAGGTAGATTTAACTGTTAAGGATTTGATGCGCCTAATTCATATTTTTGAGGCTGATAGCTGGCGTGATGTGAGACAGCAGAGCCGGAGTGTGGCAACGCTGGGGAGTTTGGCCGCCATGTTCGGGGCATGGCGGAATCCGCGTGGCGGGGCTATTACTTCCGTCAGTCTGGGGATGGCAGTTATGGCTAATTATTTGAAACATCTTGCCGGGATGGCGGAGAAGTGGTTTGGGAAGTAAGCCGGATGAAGGTGATACAGGGGGGATTTCCGGAGTGGGTGCGACAATAGCACTCACTCTTTTTTTTGAATGTGCTGTCATGTTTCAGGCATGGCAAATGAATTGACATCAGAAGACATAAAGACGATTCAGTACAGCCGTAGGCTGCGGGCAGACCTGCAACAGACGGCATCGAAACTGAGAGGATTGGTGACTGTGCATACAGGCATCAGGGACAAGATGTTTGAGATACCAAGAATAGGTAAACGGGCTTTGTCCAAATCCACCGGAGGGAAAGCGGATACGCCGGATAATGATAATACGTTTTCCAAACGGTATATGGTTCCAGAGTGGTGGGAGGACGGTTATATACATGATCGTCAGCTGGATTTGCAAACCCAGTATGGGGATCAGATTATTACACAAACTCAGGAGGCTCAGTTAGCCGCTTGTGAACGCACGATTGATGCACGTATTGTTGATGCGTGCCTGTCGGATGCTTTACAAGCGGGAGAGTCCGGGCCGGTAAAGGTGGCTTTACCTGCTTCTCAGCGGATTGCCATGAATGCCGTTTATGGGAAGGCTCCGGCAGAACCGGTAGATACCGGTTTGACGTTTGACAAGATCCGTTTGGCCCGCGCAAAACTGGTTAAAGGAGAAGCATTGAAACGCGGAGATAAGGCTATTTTTCTTGTTTCTGTCAATCAGTTGATGGAATTGCTTGGCGACGAGAAAGCAACAAATGCTCAGTATGTTGCTGTGAAGTCCCTGATAGAGGGTGATTTGAAAACTCCTTTCATGGGGTTTGAATGGGTACAGACAGAACAGTTGCCTTACGATGAGGCAACGAAAAAACGTACTTGTGTGGCGTATGTGAGGGAAGCCATTGATTTCGGGTTCTGGGAAGATTCCCGAACAGAGATTTCCAAACGTTCGGATAAGAAGAATTGTACGCAGATTTTTACCACTATCGGTTTGGGCGGCGTGCGATTTGAAGATAAGGGGGTAGTAGCTGTGGAATGCTACGAAGAGCCGGATGAAGCGTAATGAAACCGTCCTGAGGATTTTTCCCCTCAGGACGGGTAATATAAATGGTTAATAGTGAATAAGAGAATCAGAAAAAAGAAGTTGAAAATCATGAAAAAGCTTACTGATGAAGAGAAAAAGGCGGCTATTGAGGCCGGAAAGCAGGGCGTGAAAGATGCCTATCAGAAGACGGAAGGCAAGGGATTGAAATGGTGGGAACGGCTGTTGTGGCTGGTTCTTGCCTGTCTGGTTTATGCGGCATCTGCGCTGTTGGGCGGTTGCTCTACTTCTGCCGGTATGAGCCTGTCTTCCGAACAGGGGATGCTGGTGGTGTCCCGTGACGGGAAGACGGGGGCTGTGGTGGTGTCCGTAGTGAAGTCTCAGGATGAAATAGCTCCTGTTGTTCAATCGCTAAAGAAGTAAAAGGCTATGTGTAAACTTTCCGAAGTGCCGGCACGTTTTTTGGAAATCGCTAAGGCGTCTCCGGTGATTGCCTGTGTCATGATGTCTTTGGCTATTTGCGGCGGGGCGTGCTGGTACATCGGGGAGGTGGTCAGCCACCACAATGACCGGCTTTGTGATTTAATGACCATGCAGACGCAGGCTCAGGTAGAAACGGCTAAAGCCATTCAGTTGTTGGCTTTAAGGGTAGAAGATATCGAGAGGAAGTTTGAGAAATAAATAATGTCTTAAAGAGAGATAGTTATGGCAAGAAATAAGAAAAATAAAGGGAAAGGATGCGGGAAATGAAGGTTGTTGCTTTGAGCATCGGGCATAGCCCGCAGGATGGCGGGTCTGTAATGACTTCTCGGAAGCATTCAGAGTTTTCTTTCTGGACGGCGCATATTGGCAAGGTGAAGGATGAGTTGGAGCGGCTGGGTTATGAGGCTGTGGTGTGCAACCGGTCTGAGGCTGGGGGAACGACACCGATTTACGCGGCTCGGAGGTGTAATGCCGTTGGCGCGGATTTGGCCGTGGAGTTTCATTTTAACGGCGCAGATACGGGAATTGGAGGGACGGAAACGTTGTATTGGTACGCCTCCAAAAACGGGAAGAAAGCGGCTGAACTGATACAGGCGGCGATGTGTGATGTGCTGAGGCTTCCTGATCGCGGTTTGAAGCCGATCAAGTGTAAGAGTGACAGGGGGTATTATTATTTTAAGGATACTCGGATGCCGGCGTTGATGCTGGAGCCTGCGTTTGCGTCTTCTCATGTAACGGATTGCGACAGGCTGGAAGAGCGGGTTGACGCGCTTTGCGTAGCGATTGCCCGCGCCATAGATGGGTATTTCCAACAGGTGTAAGATATGGTTGAGCTGAATACGTGGGCTGGGCTGGAACCCGCCGTGATGGATATTAAGACGGTGAGCGGTCTGGCTCAGGTGTTTGAGCTGACGCTTACAGATTCTACGGGGAGTGTGGTAGATTTGGAAGGCGTGACTTTCAGGGGGGCCGTGAATACGGCTCCCCTGCAGGAATTGATGTGCTCCGTAGAAGGTGGGAAGGTATTGTTTGGATGGTCTGGCCTTCCAGCCGGGCGGCATAGTTTCGATTTGTTCTTAGTGACGGGACAGGTGGAAAAAGCGTTGGTTCGAGGGGCCTTTGTGGTTTCCGGACGTGTAATGCCGCCGTTGGATCAGGAAAGCTATTCTGTTAATCATGCGGCTACGTTGGTTTTGCCAGATAATACGGATGGCATCATTCTTGTTGAATTATCGGAAGTTGGGCTGGTAGATTTACTAAGCCGAAAAGCCGGGGCGTTTGCCGAAGAGGCAAGAGACCATGTTTCTTCTGTTCGGGAACTGAAAGAATTTATTGTACAGAAAGTAGATGGTTTTGGGTATGTTGTAGATACAGCTACCACGGCTATTACGGAAGCTGGAAAGTCCGCTGTGGCATCTGTGGAATCAGGCCGGGAAGAAGCGGTTCAGGCGGTGAAGAAAGCCGGAGAGACGGCTACCACGGCCATTACGGAGGCTGGAAAGTCTGCTGTGGCATCTGTGGAATCAGGCCGGGAAGAAGCGGTTCAGGCGGTGAAGAAAGCTAAAGAGACGGCTACCGCGGCCATTACGGAAGCTGAAAAGTCTGCCGTGGCATCTGTGGAATCTACCCGGAGGGCCGCGGTGGGGACGATTACGCCGCTTGTTCAAGATGTGGAAACCGC